TCTCTATGTGCTTTTTCTCGGGCCTGCTTGATCTTCATCCGCTCCTTGAGCATCATCTCCCAGAGTTCAGGGTACCCCCCATAGACTAGCTGGTGCTTTAGCTGCTCCTCGGCCTCGCGCAGTGCCTTGGCCTGTGCAACAATCTCCATTGCCCTACCGGTGTCAGACTGCCCTTTTTTAGCACTATCATTGGCAGCTTTTTGAACTATTTCTTTTGCGTCAAAAAACTTACCAAATTCTCCAAGAAGACCGTTGATATCTTTGCCAAGTTTGATGGCCTTTTGGATACCTGCAACTGTGGCCTGTGCTGTGGCAAATGCTGTTAGCGGATCCATAACTGCGTCAACTCTATTTTATTAGCGATATTCATCAAGTATTTATAGCAATAAAGTATAAATTAAGTAGCGACCCATTTCAAAGCAAATAGAGTGGCAAAGCTTTCACAGTGATCTTCAAAATAAAATGCTGTTAGATTTTCATCTGCTTTAAACTGCCAGTTAAAATCCACTCTATCTCTCAGTCCTTGTTGCCTACACCAACGCACAAGATCTATTGATTGATTGGCTCCTTGGTAACGTTGTACCCACTGAACCTCTACTTTTTTCATAGCCCAGCGTTATTCAAAATATCCTTAACCCATTCAGTGTCTGCCACATAATCTTTGAACTTGCGCTGCCAATAATCGGGATCGATCCAAGGCAAAATTATAGCTATCTGTTCTGCGTTAAGCGAATCGAGGAATTCAATCCCACTATGGCAATTATAGACAACCCAAGGGCTAATGCGTCCATTTGAAATATGCTGTGCGATGCGGTTGCCAGCGCCAAGCCTAAAATAATTGTTAAAATTGTTTTGTAATTTTGAATCTAAATCTGCATAGTCCTGCATTTCCTTAAGGGCTCGTTCCAATGCGTCCTGCACTGCTTCTTTACGCATATATTGCTGTAGCCATTCTAAATATATGATTTCCTTGCACCAGTGATCAATTTTTTTATTATTTTTCAAAAGCCAATCAGTAAAATTACTGGCATTGACACACCTGATACCCACCAAATGTCTACCAAATTTAACAAAAGCATTGTAAAAACTGTTGTTGGCAAAGTCGTCATAGGTTTTAAGTTTGGCACTGCCCTGTGTTATTTCATAGAATCTAAGATAGGCTTTGAATCCTAGCTGTACTCCGGTTTCATTCTGCTGTTGATGCCTGCGCTTGGGTTCGCACAAATGTACTAGCAGGGTACTTTGTTTAAGATATGATTTATTACAGTGATGACAAGTATAACTCATAGCAAATTATTATTATGAATATATTCTTTTAAAAAATTTCCCAATATCCTGTGACTCTTTTGATCATAATGTTTCATTTTGAAGTCTACCTTGTCTAGGGATGTGCCTCCGTTATTTCCTAAATATTCATTACTTGAAAAATTTTCAAGATCAATTAATCTATTATTTTTCTTTAAAATATTGAATTTTGAATTTGCATAAACAGGAATTTCGTCTTTATCAAATCCGGGTGCAACGTAAATTAGATATTTGTAATGATACAGATCCAACCAGGCAGTAAAGAATATCAAATCCAATAGCAACTTTTCTATGTATGCTGTTGATATATCGTACAAATATCTTTCTTTGATATACTTATTATAGATATCAATTTCGCTTTTTTCGACAATATCATTAAAATTCGATATACCAATGGATGAATATCGAGACCAAACCGATTCGTAATCTTCATACGATTTCCAAGGAGCCTCTTGTCTATCCCAAAATGTTAAACTTAAAACAATAAATTCTACAAGATTTTTTTCAAGATATTCAAAAGTTGTTCTAATTATTCTGTCATTTGACGATCCAGTTTTGCTTAAATTTACTGCTTTATCAAATCCTAAAGATTGAGAAAAGAGATTAAGTTCAGTGCCCCAAGATAATCCGTAACTGCATCCGTTCAACAACAACATTAACCTAGTTCCTTTTTAATTTCATTGTCAGGCATACCCATACTTTTAGCCAAAGATTTTATATTTTTGATATCATTGACTTCGGCTAGTAATTCAATTTCATCCTGTTTCATATGTGGATATAGTTTAGTCAAAAACTTAACTGATTTGGCATTGGTACCATCTTTCTTTTTTGCGGCCTGCCAATAGTGCCTAAATTTTCCCATACCCGGACTGACTGTAGTACATAGTAGCCATTGTAATTTAGGATGCTTGCCCAAATCAAAAAAGTTTTGATTGACTTTATCATTAGTGGCACGCAGATACCATTCTTGTAAATCGGCATCACCTTCCACAGACGCTGCATAGCGTAGCATTAGATAGGTGCTAAATTTTTTCTTTTCTTCTTCATTTAGATCGTCGTAAAACCCACGATCTTTGGTGTCTAGTTTGGCTAGTTCGTTGTTAAGAGATAGTTTGTCCATTATACAGGGTGAAAAGCAACTGGTGGTTGTTGTTCTTTGATTAGATGATACAACATTATAACACGTTCCAACTCGGCTTGTAAAGTGGGATTGTCTTGTGCCAGTCGCCGAATGTCGCCCCAAAGTCTATCTTCTTGCATATGTTCCACTAGCGGCCTACCATCTGTGGTTCGATGATCCCAGCCTATCACTTCACGTTCCAATGAGCCAGATTCACGACGGTATACTGTATCCCCGTCTCTTTCATAGATGTAGCTAGTGCCAGGTTTAAGATTGCCCATCGTGAATTACTTAACTATGATTTTTGTTAGTCAATGGAGGCCTAGTATAGACATACCCATATTCTTTGTGCAGCCATTCTACAAATTTATAAATTTCGTCCGCTTGAAAATCTCTATGAGCACGTTCTTCATTATAAAGTTGACTAGCTTTATCTAATCGATCTAACCAATATTTTTCTGATAGATTGTTCACGGATAGTCCTTACCAAATTTTGCTGTAGTTTACTACTTCGCTTTGTCTGCTGATATCTTTGACAAAATAAACGCACAATGGTTTTTTTACTCCCATTTCCAAAGGAACTGCCAGCATTTGTCCTGGTTTAAGTTTAGGAAAATACCATTTGACATCTTGATAAATGTCAATTACTTCCACGGGAAAAAATTCAGGCCTAAAGCTAGCCATTGGGTTAAAAGCAAATGCACTAAATCCACGATCATTGATTGAGGTCAAAGGCACAACTTCTAAGTCTCCCAAGTCGGGTTCTCCAATTAATAACTGCCAGTCAATTGGCATCTTAATTATGCTGTTGCCGATTTTTAATACCAAAGCAGGGCTATTAAATGATTCTAAAAAGATCAGTGGAATATAGAAATAGTCCGGTTCTTTGGGGTCTGAATTGTCCAGCACACAGAATCTAATATCATCTACTTCTTCAGGTATTTCATTAAGTTCGTAGCTAATATTTTCTAAGGTTAAGAGTCTAATTTTTTTCTCCGAGATATAATAGTAATTAGTATACACTAACTTGCAAAAATGTCAACTCTGCCATTGTGTTTTTTCTACACTGAACGGATAGTTGGCATCTTTATAAAATGCTTTGCGTTTAGTCAAATGTCTTTTGGCAAATTTGCAGGTTGAAGTAATATCCCAAATCTGCACAAAGTCTTTGTCTTCGGCTTTGCGTATTCCTCTACCGATACTTTGAATCACTCTGGTAAAACTCTTTCCAGATTCAATCATAACAAGATTAAAGATACGCGGAATATTAATACCCACTGCGGCCACACCATAGGTGGCCACTGCCACTTTGTCATCTGTTACAGCAAAATCATCGTATTCGTCTTTGCGTTTTTGCGACTTGGTTGCCCCAGAAACAAATACTGCATTGGGAATCTTGCTGGCCAGCTGCTTACCCGGATCAACCCTATCTACCAATACCAGCGTGTTTCCAGATTCTGAAATTTTAGATATTAATTGGGCAATAAAGTCAATTCGTTGATCAGTCTCCAGCAAGTACTTAAGTTCTTGTTGATAGTCCTTGTATTCTACATAATCAACAAGTTGCACGACATTTACGTGGCAGTTGCT